CTTCCCTTCGACAGTGGTGATGTGGAAGATCAGAACGCCCTGGTATTCACGGAAGAGCATAAGGGTCAAGAACGGACCGTGATTAAGATGAAGCTCAGGCCCGATAGCAACAAGAAAGCTGTGGCAGCTTTGCAGAGTCAGTTGGTATCCGCAACTGCAAAGGTCGGACAGCCTTTGCCCGATGATGATTTCTATGACACGATTCTGAGTGCGGTGAAGACCGCAAACCATCACGCCGGAGATGGCAAATACAATCAGGGAACCTTGCAGAAATCCTTTGAACTCAAGGATAAGCTTGAGGAAATCCGCAAGACGAAGAAGGGCCAGGCAAAGGAAATGGCAGAGGATTACCTGAAGTGGATTCAGGAAGTCCAGTCCGCTGTCGATGGGAAGAAGACCATTCCTGGCAAGTTCGATCAATTCTTGTCGAAGGCGAACGAGAAAGCAGAAACCAAAGCCGAGTTCACCGTAGAGAAAGGCAAAGTGACGCACACCAAGCGGCAGATCAGCAAAGGAAAGATTGTCGTTACCGCCGATGATGTGGACAACAATACGATCTTTGGAGGCAAGAGCCTGCAGTCGGGAGTGCAATACACCGCCAACTTTGCGGACGGTACCAAGCTTCGCTATCGGCCATGGGATGATTCCAATCTGTACGCACAGCGCGGAGAGCTGGAAATCGTCGTGGACGGAAAGGCGAGCGGCAAGAATGTGGATGCTATGCTCGAGAAGCTTTCCAAGCTGGGCATCGATGCGCAGATCAGTTCACCAGAGAATACGGAGCGCATGTATCTGGAGAAGATGGCCTATATCCGCAAGGTGGATCATTCCTCCGAGTACAAGAGTTTGCAGAATACGCTCGACAATCGAGATGCGAGCGTCAACGAGCGAGTGCAGGCGTTGCGGGATTACTGGCAGAAGGAACTGAAGGTGAAGGATATCACCAAGCTCGCGGGCTATGATCCAGTCGGAGCTTACCAAGAAGGTTTCTTGGACCGAGGTCTGAAGGGTGGATACAGGAATCAGTACCGATTCGATATTTCCGAGGAGGATCTCGAAAAGAACATGAAGGGATATTCTTTGGTACATCGCCTGACCAACAACGAAGGCATGGCTGGTTTCATCGACACGATTATGGATAACAATGGAGCCATGGTAAGCACAGTGGAAAAGATGCGCATGGGCGTTCCCCCTGGCGGCATGTCGCCAGTTGCGGATATGCAGTCCGGTGGAGCCAGCTACTTCTTCACCCGCATAGAGAAGAATCCGAGCGGAAGCGCCAATGCCGGTCTCTACTTCAAGAAGCAATTGCTACGTCGCATGGATGCCATCAGCTATGGGCACGATGCCTATGGCAAGGTCGTGGATGATTATGTGACCAAGAACCGTGGATCCAGCTTCGATCAATGGAAGGACTTTGCGAACAAAAGCAGCAACGAGACGATCTTTAAATATTCGGTGACACTGCTCGACAACATCGAATACATTGTGGCAGGTAGCGCCAATGAACGGAACCAGATTATCCAGGGTCTCAAGAAGCGCGGTATCACGACGCTTCCTGATGGTCGCAAGGTCGAGGATATCGTGCACACATCATCCACATGGTCATCGAGGCCGAAATGAAAGAGTTCCTAGACAAGATCAAATCCGGTTTGCAAGACCAACTCGTCCTGATGAATTCAGACGGTAGCAGACTGTCAGTGCGCGAAGGCGAAGCCCGGCCGTTTATAAGCACTATTGCAGTGGAATCTACGGTGACCAGGGTCGCACCGCGCTTTAGCGCCAGCGGTGAATACCAGCGTTCCGATTTCTGGCTCCTCTGGAAAGAGATCGGCTATCAGGAAGGGCTGCGCTTTGCTCATAGCATTAAGGTGATCGACATCCGTGTGGATGATTCCAAGTCGGTATCGAAGGGTAATGCATCGATAGATGCCTGGCTTGCCGTCGAGCTGACGGATGACCTGGGACGCATTCACCGTTTGGAAGTCATCGAACCGTTATCTGAACCTGAACACGCAGCAGACTGGAAAGCCTGGTTGAAATTCAGGAGCAAGAACAAAGAGATGTTTGCCAGACTGGATGCGCAAATCGCGGAAGAGCATGCGAAGATCGTGGAGGCCTGGGAATGAAGCTGCGCTATATGCTTGATCACGTACGCACAGGAGTCCCATCTTCATCGCGATATGAAATGGTGGGCGTCTGGATCCAGGGCTTTGGCCCAGGTCTCGACTTGGAAATGTTCTACAAGGACACCAAGCTCGCTAGGGAGCGGGAACAGGAAGCTGTCTGGGTCATCAATCGATTGGTCGAATCCGGACTCACCAGCCTGCAATCAGACTTCCTTGAATTTCATAGGGAAAACCGTTCTGCATTGGATGGCGTGTTCGGAGAGATTATCGATACAGATATTTTCAGCAGCATGGATGCATGTAGAAAGTCCGTTCTAGGTGCCTGAAAAAAGATTTTTCCGTCAAAGTCAGCACGGCTCCGGTAGGTAACCAAAGAATCGCCTTGGGCGGTCCCTTTGCACCTAACGGAGAATCGAATGGAAGTATTTGCCACGGACCTCGAGAAACTCGCATTTCTCCTGGAGGTGGATGCCGAACTGGCAGTGGACGAGGAGCTCCATAGCCAGGCCGCCGCATCGGGACCGGATGGTCCTGTCTCACCGGAAGACCGCCCTAAGTACATCACCAACTATATCGGCAGCAAGCAAAAGCTCGTGGACTGGATCTGGAAGCATACTCCGGATTCCGTGGACTCGGTCGTGGATGCCTTTTCAGGTTCCTCCGTTGTCGCCTACATGTACAAGAGCAAGGGGCTGCGGGTATTGGCCAACGATCGCCTCCGCTACTCCTACCATGCGGCACGGGCCATTGTAGAGAACAGCAACGCAAAGCTCACCGATGAAGAGATCGAAACCCTGCTCGAGGACAATGCCAAGGCGGGAAACTTTGTACAGGATAATTTCAAGGGCCTCTTCTTCGGCAAGGGAGTCCATGCGATCATCGACTCCGTGCGGGCAAACTGCGACAAGCTTTCTGGATTCAAGAAGGACATCGCCCTGTTTGGCCTTGGCAAGACTTGCGCGAGCGGCGGCTTTGGTCATTTCACATCTTCGACCCAGACTGGCATGCGCATGGCCACGCCTGAGAAGTTCCGCAACAGTCTGAAGGCGAACTACAACCGGATCAATGCGCTGGTGTTCGACAACGGCAAGGAAAACAAGGCCTTCCAGAAGGATGTGAACGAGCTCTTGCCCAATGTGGATGCCCGTCTTGCTTACTTCGATCCTCCCTACGCCACCGAGTTCTCTACCACCAATTACGAGAAGGCCTACCATTTCGTCGAAGGCTTGATGACCTATTGGGAAGGCAAGAAAATCCTTGAGGACTCGAAGACAAAAGCCTACGAGACCGATCATAAGACCGTGAGCAAAGGAAACGCCGAGGAGTTCTTCCGGGCCTTCCTTTCCAATGCTTCGAAGATTCCGCACTGGCTCATTTCTTACCGGGACCATGCATACCCCAACGAACAGCAGATGCGCAAGATCATCGCGGACAATGGACGCACTTCCTCCATGAAATCCAAGAGTCATCTGTACACGATCACAGCCAAGCGTGGAGCGGCTTCTAGCGCCCAGGAACGCTTGTTCATCTGCCAGAAGGCAGAAGGAGCAAGCACCAGTTCTTCCACGGAGCAGATGCCTATGGATGCCCAGGCCAATTTCCACACCTCGTTCCCTGTGAGCCTTTCGGCCAAAGGTGGCTTGCTTTCCACGGAAGCCCTCGATACGGCGACACCGGTAGATCCACAGTTCTCGTTCATTCTTTGCCGAACTGGAACGAACAAGAATGGCGATCACTTCACTGCAGAGGAACTGTCCTCCCGCCACATGACGGCCATTAACAAGAAGGTCGACCTTCAGCATTCCCAGGAGTTCTCGGACATCGTTGGTGGAATCTCGGCGGCTGAATATCGTGAAGATGAAAACGGTGGACGTGTCGAATGTGTCGGCGAGCTCTTCACCAATGAAAGCGACCATGCGAGGCTCGCTTACAAGCTGATGAAGCGCGGCATCATCTCTCAAGTTTCGATGGAGTGCGACTACGTGGAGGGCGAATGCTCCGTCTGCGGCAAGCGTTTCAAGAGCAAAGCGGACTATTGCCCGCACCTGCGCAAATACAAGGGCGGTGAACTGAATGGAAAGCAGGTCTTTGAAATCCTCCACGGCGTAACCTTCACTGGCCTTGGACTGCTCGATCGCAAGGGTGCGGACGAGAATGCCCGAATCCTGCAGGTCGCCTCCCGCAACCCTGAAACCCCTGAAAACAACAAGCAAGGAGATCCGTCCATGGACGACAATCACGACAACTCGGGCGAGCAGACCACTGATGCCGCCAAGAAGGGCAAGGAACCCGCTGGTGGTGGTGCTGCCACTCCACCCCAGGATTCCGACCTGAAGAAGGAAAATCAGCAGCTCAAAGCCCAGGTGCAAGAACTGCAAAAACGTGTCAAGGAGCTGGAAGCTCAGCAGAAGGCTGCCGCCAGCAAGGCTAGGGCCGAGAAGCTTCTTGAGAAGATCGAGAAGCAGGGCGTGCGGTTCGCAAGCGAAGACGAACGCCAGAACGAGTTCAGCCGTCTCACGGCACTTTCGGACGAGGCTTTTGCGGCCACCGAGGCGGCCTATTCGCGCATGCCCGCCACAGTCGATGGCAAGAAAGATGAGGGCCACGACAAGGGCAATGGCCGTACCCAGGCCGCAGAGAAGCCCAATCGGACCGAAGCGTCCATGCGTCCTCGTGATGTGGACGACGGCAAGGCATCCCTCGAGGATCGCCTGAAGAACGGTATGCTTGCGGCCTATCGCAATCGCATCGGAAGTGATCACGACAACAACGGAAACCAGTAAGGAGATTCTATGGGATTCATCAATCCTTGCCATCGCGGGATGGCTTACGGCGACGGATACATGCAGGGCGACGGTTCGCTCGGTCAGCTCGTGAAGGTGGTCGGAGACGATCTCTTTGCGGTCAATACCGACAGCACTGTTCGCTCCTTCGGCATCCTGATCAAGACCTACAAGAGCGGCGAAATGCCTGGCATCTACACCAAGGGCGGCGTATACGAGACCGATGTGTTCGACGGCACCATCGCGGCAGGAGACCAGCTCAAGGTATCGGCGAACGGCAAGCTCACCAATGGCGTCGCGACTGGCGATCTGGTGGTTGGCCAGGCTCTCGCGGTCAAGGGCGGCACCCTCAAGTTCCAGCTTCACCTGTAAGGAAAAACCATGAAGACAGATCAAGACATCCACAGCCAGGAATACATGGAGACCATGGGTCAGCTTATGAGCGAAGCCATGGAATCCCCCGAGGGTATGCAGGCGCTCGCTGCAGCCATCGCGGCACCCATCGAGCAGGAAATCAAACGCAAGGAAATTTCCTCTTTGCTTCTGACCAAGCATACTCTGCCAAAGGGCGAGCGTCCGGTTTACCAGAAGAAGCCCGTTGTCAAGGCATTCTGGATCAGCAAAGACGGCGAAGCCCAGGAGCAGGAACTAGGTGAAGAAGAAGTCGAGTTCCCCACCAACCGCATCCACTCCAATCCCATGGTGGATGTGTCCGTCCTCAAGAACGGCAACATTGGCACGCTCATGGATATCCAGAGCAGCGCGGCTGATGCGATCCGCAAGGAAATGGACCGTCGCACCCTGACGGTTCTATCCAGTTCCGTCCCTGCCTCCAACACCATCGAGGTCGCCGGAAGTGTACTCACCGAGGAAGCCCTCAACGAAGCCATTTCCATCATCGAGGACATGGAGCTTACGGTCAAATACATCGTCATGCGCGGCCGTCGCTTCAACGATATCCGCGACTGGGATCTGGATCCGCAGACCTCGCTCGAACTGCGCCAGAAGGGCGTGGTCAAGAACTATGGTACTGGCGGCATCTTGCTCACGGCGGCCATGCCCATGAACGAGATCCTGATCATCCCCGACGAAGAAGTCGGCAAGATGCCTGTGCGCGAGGCTTTGAAGTCCGATTCCGTGGACAAGAAGACCCGCTTCAAGACCGGCTGGCTGGTCTGGTCAGAAATCGGCCAGGGCGTAACCCGTCCGGACATCATTGCCAAAATCAAGCTAGGCGTTTAAGGAGGAACTATGATCGTCAAAAGCACACGTCCTGGAATCCTCATGATCCCCGATGCTGGGATCAAGCTCCGCAAGAACGAAACCGCAACGGTGGAGAAAACATCTCCGCAAATGGAATCGGCCATCAAGCGCGGATATCTCGTGGTGGAAGATGTGGTGGCGACTACGGCTATCACTACCCAAGCGCCACCGGCTGCTCCTCCCGTTGAAACCATCGCTTCGATGAACGCGACTGATGCAGTCGCCCGAGTCGGACAGGTCAACGATCCGGCTGCGCTCAAGGAGTTGCTTGGCTCCGAGAAGCGTAAGACCGTGATCGATGCGCTCAAGCTTCGCCTCCAGGAGCTGAAGAGCGATGAACCTGAATGATCTCCTGACAAGCCTCCGCCTGGACCTTGGGGACCAGGATGGAGTCCTTTTCGGGGACGCGCAGTTGGAGCGCTGTCTTCACCGGGGCCTGATACAGATCAATGGCGATCTGGACACCTCATACCCTTGGGTAGCAAGCGGTGCCGACCTGACCATGACGGCAGACCTGGTGGAGCTGTTGCTCCTCTGCGCGAAGATCAATGCCTGCCAGATGATGAGAACGAGGACGGCGAATGCCTTCTCGTTTTCTTCTGGCGACAAGAGGGTCGACAAGACCAAGCAACCGGAACAATGGGCGGAGCTGGTTGCAGACTTGACCACGGAATACAAGGCCCGCATCAAGCAGCTGAAACCAGATGTCGGAACCACGGACTCCGACGACTACATGATCCGGCCCACGGGTCTTAGTCCGGTCCTCTACCAGCAGGGAGTCAACAATGAGTTTGATGAGTACCTCGGAGCTTGAGTCGGCGACAAAGGATGTCCAGGAGCTGATCCAGGCATCCGGCATTTCTGCAAGTGTCCTAAGGCCTTCAACTCAGAATCGACTCTATGGCTCCGACGAGGGTGCTTTCGAGCCTTCAGGAGCATTGGTGCTTGAGCTAAAAGAAGAACCCAAGGAAGACTTGTCTGGCAAGATCGACGCGACTGCATCGGTGTTGCCGGATGCTTCCGTTCTAGCCGAAGACCATCTGGAAGTTCAGGGGCGTAGGTTCCGGATCCAGACAATTGAACCGGCATATTTCTTTGGCACGGTGACTCATCAAATTCTCAACCTGGTGGAGATCCATGGGCGTTGAACGTTTTGGCGATTGGAACAAGGTGAAAGCGAAATTGAACGGCAACATGGGAGCCCGCTTGACCATGGCAATCCGCCAGGCAACTATCCGCAATGCGCTGTTCCTGGTTCGGGAAATACAGAAGGGTATTCGCAATCAGGCTCCGGGTGGTGAACCATTCGTGAAGCTTTCCGAAAGTACCATTGAGCGCAGGAAGAGAAAGTCCACCAAAGCTCTAATCGATACCGGTTTCCTGATCAACAGCATCACTCAGAAGATCGTGGAAGATACTGCCTTTGTTGGGCTGCTGCGCACATCGATCAACAAGGATGGAGAAAGCATGGCCAACATCGGTGCCATCATGGAGTATGGAGCAACTATCAGCCATCCAAGCGGAGCCACCATCGTGATCCCTCCGCGACCCTTCCTTCACCCTGTGATGGCAAAGTATCGGCAGCAAATTCAAAAGAACTATCACGATGCGATCGCCAGTGTGATGTGAACCCGTCATTCTTGAATCGGTTCCGGTAAGAAACAGGAAACAACCCTGGAATACCGGATGATTCAAGAGGCAACCGAATCGCTCATCAAGGCACTACAGAAGGACGTCCACAAGGATGCCGTTCTGGTCTTTGCCGACGATGTGTTCGAAGTCAAACGGGTGCCTTCAGTGATTCTCCAGGGGCCATCATTGTCCGAGCATGGAAGACGGCGCTGCGTTGCGCCAAGCTTCTCCAACAACACCCGGACAATGACTACGGAGAAGAGCAGACATCCCCGATACTACCACCTCGATTTTGAGCTCATTGTGACCACCGGTATGGAGGTCGATATGCTCCAGATGCAAGAAAAGGTGGCGGGCTTTCTGGACTCCAATCCCGTAATTCAAATCGGCCCCTGGGGACAACTGAATCTTGTGGAGAGCGTTCCGCTAGGCTCGCATCGACGAGTCAACCTCTCCAACCTCCATCAATGCTCTGCCAAGCTGCGTCTTGAGGATTGTCCGGTCTATTCCGGCGAAGTCGTTGTGGGCAAGCTCATCTCCAGTATGACCATTCAGTTCACCGGCGATGTGAACAGCGAACTCAATCTGAAACCATAAGGAGAACCATGTGCTGACGCTCAGGAATAAGAAGAACCAGCCATTCACGTTCCATCTCAAGGATGGCAAGAGTCTGTATCTGGGACCCAGGGCATCCCTGCAAATCCAGAACGAAACCCTGTCCGTTGAACTCCAGCGGGCAAGCGAACGAGGCCTGCTGGAAATCCAGGAATCACCTCAGGAAG